AATTCTTACTTTTGTATAATAAAATTTTATTAGATTAGATGGCTTCTATACTCGACAGATTCAAAAATTTTGTTTCCAAAAACGCACAAAAAACGCATATAGATTTTAACCGAGCAATTTATAACTACCTTGGCGAAACTATTGTTTGGAATCCAGAAAACGATGATACCTATATCAACAAAGGTTACAGATATAATTCAACGATTTACTCAATAATAAACTTAATAACAAAAGCTGCGACAACCGTACCGTTTCAAGTTTACGAAATACAAAACGAAAACGATTTAAAACGTTACAAAGCATTAACCTCTGGCGACTTTAATTCAACCGCTTTACATAACGCAAAAGTCCTTCAAAAAAGGGCAATGGTTGAGTTATCCGATACTGAACTGCATAATATTTTAGAACGCCCAAACCCAGCGCAATCTTATAACGCTTGGATTCAGGAAATTATTGCCTTTGGTAAACTAACAGGAAACAGATATATCTACGGCATTACGCCCGATACAGGTGCAAACGCTAATAAGTTTGTCGAGATGTACGTTTTGCCATCACAAGTTACTGAAATCGTGTCTGGTGGTTTATTTGAGCCTGTTAAAGAATATACTTTACAATACAACGGAACGTATCGCATACCAGCTGATGCAGTTTGCCATATTAAAGATTTTAACCCATATTATGATGGAACGGGTTCACACCTTTACGGAATGTCGCCGCTAAAGGCTGGACTTCGCTCAATGACTACAAATAACGAAGCCATAACAACAGGCGTTAAGTATTTACAAAATCAAACAGCAAGGGGGGTATTAATGTCCGATGAAGGCGATTTAACAGAAGTACAAGCCCAACAGCTAAAACAAAAATTCAAACAAACCTATCAAGGTTCAGACAATGCTGGTGATGTAATTATAACGCCCAAAAAATTATCTTGGGTGAATTTCGGTTTAAACGCTTCTGACTTGTCGCTGATTGAACAATACAACGCATCGATTAAAGACCTTTGTAATATTTACAACGTTCCTGTTCAGCTGCTAAACAATACAGATGCCTCTACTTATAACAATATGAAAGAGGCAAAGAAAGCGTTATATCAAAACGCTGTAATGCCCGAACTAATTAAAATCAGAGAAGAACTTAACCGTTGGCTTACTCCTAAATACGGCGAAAAACTTTATATTGATTTTGATTTTACCGTTATCCCAGAACTCCAAGAAGAAATGGATAAAGTCGTTGACCAAATGGGCAAGGCTTGGTGGATTACCCCTAACGAAAAACGAGCTGCGATGTCTTACGGTATTGACGAAGATAACGCCAAGTTAGATGATTATTACGTACCAGCCAACCTAATGCCAATAAGCGGAGAAGGTATTGAAATTCCAGAGCCAAAAGGACAAGCGATAGATTACAGCGAACTTTTAAAGGCACAAGTTTCTGGACACCCAAATATTTATACAACAATAGCGGAAGCTGTTGCAAGAGCGCAAGAACTCGGAGGTGATGGTTATCACGCCCATATGATGAACGGCACAACGGTTTATATGCCTTTTGAAACCCACGAAGAATGGGAATTAATTCAACAAGGCGCATACGATAACGTACAACCACAACAAGAAGCCGCAGAGCCAAAAGAAGTAATTACAAAGGCATCTTATGATGACTATCCACAAGCTGCGACCAACAACGCCCGTAGAATGTTAGAATGGCGCGAAAAATATGGTCGTGATGAAGTTAAGGGGGGGACTGCCGTAGGGTGGCAAAGAGCCAACCAACTTGCAAACCGCGAAAAACTATCAATTGATGTAATTTCAAGAATGGCGCAATTTAACCGCCATAGACAAAACGCTGAAATCGACCCTAAATATAAAGACGAACCGTGGAAAGATAACGGTTATGTAGCTTGGAATTTATGGGGTGGAACTGCTGGCGTTGATTGGGCAATTAAAAAGATAAAACAAATACGAGGCGAATAATGCCACTACCAAAACCCAGAACAAACGAAAGTAGAACTGATTTTGTACAACGCTGCATTATCAACCCAGAGGTTGTTGCTGAATTTGGAACACAAGCGCAGCGAGTAGCCGTTTGTTATGACCTTTACACAAATAAAGCCACAACAAAAGCAACGGACAAAGAAGCTAAAGAATGGCAAGCGGATTTTGAATCGGAATTAGACAAAGCCGAAGAAAAAGAAATCGTACCAATTCGCCGTTATTACCAACGTGAGTTTTATAAAAGCGTTGACGAATATATTGCAACAGGAAAAACAAACTATTGGAACGGCTATTTTAAAGAAGTAGAATTGGCTGCTTTATATTCTGTTTTGTACCGCAACGTTGGCGATAGGTTTTCAAAGTTTTATTATAATCGTTTTACAGGCAAATATCCTAACGAATTTAATGTAAGTGGCTACAATTCTATTTGGCGTCAAAAGTTTTCAGAAGCTGGTTTAAAAATCGCCCAATATAAAGGTCAAGGCGTTTCTTTATCTTCACAACAAGAGATTGTACGAGTTTTAAATAAATTTCATAAAGTACCAGAATTTCAAGCCTTAAACGAACGTGAGGCGAGTAAAATATTAAGAAACCAATTTAAAAACATAGCCGATTGGAAAGCAAGAAGGATTGTAAGAACGGAAGCCACAAATGCGGCAAACTTTGCAACGCTACAAACTGCGACAGATATGTACGGAAGCGACAACATAGTCAAACAATGGATTGCTGCGCTCGACACAAGAACAAGAGATGCACACGCAGCTGCAAACGGTCAGATTGCAATCGGAAATGAAAAATTTAAAGTAGGGGGGGAGGAACTTTCACACCCTGGTTCTGGTTCTATTGCTGCCAATAACGTAAACTGTCGCTGCTCAATAATTACAACCCCAAGACAAGTTTCTATAATTTAATATCTTTGCATTATGAATACAATGTTATATAAATCAACTCATTTAGGCGAAGTAATTGATGCCGATGAAAAAATGGGAATCGTAAAAGGTTACGGTTCTGTTTTTGGGAATGTAGATTCCGATGGCGATATTATTACCAAAGGCGCATACACTAAAACAATAAGCGAAAACGGAAATCGAGTAAAGTATCTTTACCAGCACGATATGGATAAACCTATCGGTAAAATGATACACCTTGAGGAGGACGCCAAAGGTTTGATATTTGAAGCGCAAGTGCCTAAAACGCAACTTGGAAAAGATGTAATCGAGTTAATGAAGGCAGGAGTAATTTCTGAAAACTCCGTAGGTATTTTACCACTACAAAAAAGAATGAACGGCGAATATCGCGAACTTACCGAAGTTAAATTATTTGAAATCTCTGCGGTTACTTTAGCTGCTAATGACCAAGCAATGATTTTGGATGTAAAAGGAAACGTGGATTTGGAAAAGGTAACAAAGCGTTATGACAAAATCGCTAAATTAATTCGTAAAGGCGAAATTTCCGATGAACTTGGATTCGCCCTTGAAGCTGAAATCTTAAAACTCAAATCAATATACGTTAACGCTACTCTGCCGACTGTTGAAGTCACAGAGCCAGAAATCGTAAAAACTGACACGAGTGAGATTGTTAAATATTTGTATAATCGTTTAAATAAATAATAATGAACGAAGAACTAAAAAATCAACTTGACCAAATCGGTAACTTGGTTGATTCAAAAATCGAAAAGGCGTTCAATTCTGCAAAGGATAACGCAAGAGGCGAGGTTGAGGCTTCACTAAAAAGTGAAATTTCTAACCTTTCTAATGAGTATTTGGCAAAGCACGAAGCTATTGCTAAAAGAATGGATGAAATGGAAGTAAACGCCAAGAAAACTTTGGCGGGGGCTACTCCTAAATCATTCAAAGGTGCTTTGGATGCAGCTATCAAAGAAGGTGCTATCGAAGCTATGCTAAAAGGAAACAGCAACGCTGCTTCTTTCGAGGTTAAAGCTGATATGACAATGGCGGCTGATTTTACAGGTGTTGTTGCTGGCGAAACTATTGTACCACAATTCAAGTATGACCCATCAAGAAGCATCCACATCCGTAGCTTGATTCCTAACGGTTCAACTGATGCTCAAACTATTCGTTTCCCTAAAGAAAGCGGATACGCTGACAACGCGGCTGCAACTGCTCAAGGTTCTACTCTTGGTCAATCAGATTTCGATATTACAGCGACTTCTGTAAACTTGGAGAAAATCGGTACTTATATGAGAATCACCGAAGAAATGTTAAACGATACTCCACAGCTATCATCTTACCTTTCTGCACGTGTTCCTGGTAAAGTACTTTCTGTTGAAGATACTGAAATCCTTAACGGTGATGGTTCATCTCCAAACCTTGATGGTTTGTTTACTGATGGTGCTGCTTTCGTTACTGGCTCTGGTGGTGCTTTCTATCAGTCTATCGAATCAGCAAACCAGTATGATGTACTTGTTGCAGCTTTAAACCAGTTAGCACTTTCTAACTACCAAGCTGATACTATTCTTTTGAACCCAACTGATTTGCACAAAATCGTATTGCTAAAATCAACTGCAAACGAATACTTGCGTCAGCAAATCTATACAGGCGTTCAACCTACAATTATGGGTATTCCTGTAACTGTAAACACCGCCGTAACAGCTGGTAAATTCTTGGTTGGTAACTTGGCACAAGCTACTCAACTTTGGATTCGTGAAAACCTTGCAGTTAGCTTTAGCCGTGAAGATTCTACAAACTTCCGTGATGGCTTTATTACTGTTAAGGCTCAAGAGCGAGTGGCACTTACTAACTATCAGCCAAACGCGATTGTTCAAGGTACATTTAGCACTGCTATAACTGCACTTGAAACTCCTTAATCATTTATTGATTTTGATAATTAAAAGGGTAGCTAATAGTTACCCTTTTTTTATACCCAAATAAAAAAACTTAAAAAAAATTTTGGTAATTAAAATAAACTTTATATATTTGGATATAATTAAAAACAAAACAATGGAAAATTTATTTATTCAATCGACAATTAACGACGAAGGTCAAACTCTTTTAGAAGCCGGATTTATTGACGGTAAAACTTGGTCAATCCCAAGTGAATTTGCAACCAGTAGTTTGCACAACAACATTACTATTTCAATAACAAGAAAAGATTTTTGGG